TAAATGTTTTCTTTGCATTAGTTGGCAAAATACAATCTTCAATAGTTTGTGGACGATATTTTTCAGTCCACACAAAATCATTACTCATAATCAAAAACAGAATTCAATAAGTTTGTCGCCAACGGCCTGAGGTTTACCCTCATAGTATACAGCCTCTGCCTCAGAATTTCTAGAGGGGTCTATGGCACCTGGATAACCATCTAGAGCACAGAACTGAGCTGCATGTAGAGCCTCATGATCAATGGTTAGGTTGATCTCTCTCCTGATGGATAGTTCATTCTGATGAACTTCCCTCAGAGTTTCTGTACAGACTACCACCATGATAGTATCATTAGCTGGTTCAGACATAGTGTAACCAGCATAATCTCCTATGTCACAGTCTCCTACATCTGCATAAACTGAGACACCTGCTTCTTGTAAAAGATGAACCAGGCTAACTCTCTCAGGTGTAAGATAACTTAGATCTAAATCCATGTTTCCTCTTTAGAGAGTTTATAGTATAGCTTGTAGTATTTTGTTTTAATCTCTTCCAGTTTGTTCATGTCTTCACCAAACCCAAGATACTTGAGCATTTGATAAGCGTCCTCCAATTCACTAATGAGTCGAAGAACGTTTACTGACCAAACTTCCATTCCACCATAGACATACTTGGTGGAATCCATTTCAACTAACTGGATCGGTTCTGGGCGGTTCATACCTAGGCTCTTTCTTTCTGATAACAATAAACTTATCTGCGGCAAATGTGCCACCAATATTGAACTCTAGTTCTGTGCCATCTGGCCAAACAACTTCACCATTCTTCTTTCTCATATCAAGGAGACATTCAATCTCCTTGATGATCTCAGGTGTAATCTTCATCAACCAAAGGTGGAATCAGGTTCCAGAGCGATGTAGTAAACAAGATCACAGTTCTGTGAAGAGAAACGTGAGAGGAGTTTGGAAGATACAACAACATCATAGGTACCAGGAAGAACCTTCATATTCTCTTCCTTGAAGTTGAAACAGAAAGTATCACTGGTTTCACCAACCTCAATGGCAAAATCATTAGAGGTATCATTCTTCTTATCACGTGCTACCAGTTTGATGACTTCACCATCACCCACCACAGAGATATCAGGGAGTTGATACACAGAGGAAGCCTTCTTCAGTTTCTCCAGTTGTTGACTGGTAAGAACAAACTCCACATCCTCAGAAGGGAGAGTGATTTCTTTCTCAGGAGGAGACACGATGACAGTAGGATCAGCAAAGAAGTACTTAGAACGCATACGTCCTTCTTTGATTACCACATACTCATCCTTGGTAAAATCCAGATCAGCGTTCTGGTGAAGGGACAAACCATTCAAGAACTGAGTGAGATCATAGATACCAAAATCCTTGGGGAACTCTTCACTTACAGTGGCTTCCACCAGGATATTTTTCATGACTGAAATAGTTCTCAATTTGCTACCCTCTTTGAAGAGAATAGACTGGTTGATTGAAGAGAAGTTCTTCAGGAGATTTACAGTCGAATCAGAAAGTTTCATAATTACCTTTTGGTTGTTTGGTGAGACCAGAGAAGTGATACAGGAGAATACAATAGTGGATGGCTTTGAGAATGTCAAGTTGGGACTTGCCATTCTTCTTACCAAAACGTGACAGATATTTGATTGCGTTGGAACGACAGAAGGGTTCTGCGGCACCAATACTTTCAATCAGATCCAGAGTCTGGGCTTTACCTTGCTCACCAGCATAGTGAGCCTTGTAGGTTCCACCCAGATAGTCACGGATCTCTTTGAGGATAATATCCTCTGAATATTTCCAGTATCCGTTAGTGTTATCAATATGAATATTAATAGTGCCAGCTGGAGGAATTTCTGCGTCAGGACTAGGGACTGATACCCCAGAAGGGGGAGTAGGACTAGCTGGAGTCAAAGGTTCCTGCTTATCCATCTCCTTCCATACATCTGCAAACGATTTACCATCTACAGAATACCCATCAGCTTTGGTGGGTTCTTTATTTCTATCAAAGTCATAATAATATTTTGACTTCTCATAATTTTCAGACATTACATCATATAGTAAGGACCATGCATTCATTTTATCAGGTATCAGAGGTGGTGTCAAGGTTCATTTGGAAGTCACCATCTACCTTGTCATATAGCTCAAGGAAAGATTGTTTGGTTTCATCATCAAAACGATTCAAACATACCTCTATAGCTTTGGATTTATCTCCAAAGATACTATAAGCTTTCACAATGTGAACCAAACGACGAGTGGTAATGATGTCCTCAATCCCACCATCATAGAAGGTCTTACGAATAATGTCTGCCCAGTCTACCAGGTGAGCCACAAAAGCTTTATCCTCACATTGTTTACCAAGAATCTTAGATTCAATAGTAGGAGTAGGATACTCTTGCTCAAAGGTAACAGGAAACCTTTCAAGAAAAGCTTCATTCAGAACATTAGTTCCAATAAACCTACCATCATCAGAACCCTTACCTTTGGTGTTGGCTGTAGCAAACACTTGGAAACCTTGACGAGGTTGGACCATCCTACCAATCTTCTTCAGGAAGACACCCTTACCTTCTAGAATAGACTGAAGACAAAGGATTTTATTGGAAGCCAGGTCGATCTCATCAAGTAGAAGAATAGCTCCCCTTTCCAAAGCTTCCACGACGGGTCCATTATGCCAGACAGTTTCGCCATTAACAAGACGGAAACCACCAATAAGATCATCCTCGTCAGTCTCGATTGTAATGTTGACACGGATTAGTTCTCTGTTGAGTTTGGCACAAGCCTGTTCAATAGAGAACGTTTTACCATTACCAGAGAGACCCGTAATGAATGTAGGGTAGAAAATACAGGACTCAATAATCTTTTTAATATCTTTGAAGTTACCAAACTGGACAAAGTTATCATCTTTCTCAGGAATCAGGTTCTGTTCAACAGCTGGTTGAGCTGCTGGTTGTTGATATGTATGCTCAAGTTTATCTTGAATTGTTAGTTCCCACTTACCACGACCTACCTTGAAGGGTTCAAGGTGCTTAGTAACTGTATGATAAGAAGGACCCCCAGAAGCACACCACCCTTTCACATCTCCAGCTGAGAGGGATGTACCAAAGAGTGCTTTCAGAGAAGAAATAATATAATCTGAGGTGATTGCCATAACAAATGTGTGATTACCTCCATATTATACAGCCCTCCTGTTTCCAGAAGGGCTGGAGTGGTCAGTTGATCAACTGATCACATCAATAAATTTTGTAAGTACTTTTTTATTTAGAGCCTTACCCCTAAGAGATTTGGTAAATGCACTTCTGATTTGATACTTAGAGGCATCTTCCTTCACTTCAAAAGTAGTATCATTATTCAAAGAATTAGAAATAATAGCAAAGAGTGCATGATACTGGCTGTTGAGAATGTTGAAAGACTTATCCTTACGAATTTTCTTCAGTTGCTCTTCAGTTTTAGACTCATATGAAGAAATATACCTACTAAAGTTACGTGGTTCTGAGATACGAATACCCACAAAGTTAGTGTGAGGAAAAGTTTGTCGCAAATCCTTCAGAAATACATCAGTAGTTCTAACACTAGAGGTTTGATCCATGTAGTGAGTATGTCCTGTTTTACGATTTCTCAGATAAACATTTCTACCATAAGATGGACGAACATGTGTCCTGTTATAATAGTCTATCCTCTCTAAAGATACAGGAATAGGGTGACCATCACCATCTGTGAGTATCACACACTGAATCTTTTGAACTTTATGTATCTTTTGGAAGTGAGGAATGATTTTGTGGAGAGACACAAAAGATTCATACAACGGAGTTCCACCCAAACAGAAAGAGCCAGGAGAACGATAGTTGTAGTAATTCTTGATACCAGATACAACCCTGAAGAAGTTCTTCATATGTTGATCAAGTTCTGATTTCTTTACTCTACTACTCAGAACATTCATCAGACAGAAATCTTGAGAGATATACAGAGTGTTCTTCTGAATGAATTTGTGATGATCATCATACTCCTGAGTCTGGAAGTAGTTGGAGAAAGCATATACCTCAAAGGGGATGTTTACTTTCTGACAGAACCAGATAAGACTATACATCTGCTTCACAGTATCCTCCATGATGTTACCCATGGAACCAGACCAGTCCAGAATAAAGATTAGACCATGACTCTTACCATCAGGAATCACGGAAACCTTTTTGAATAGATCTTCGTTGAACTTATAGGTATGAAGTTTGGTGCAATCCAAAGTGCCAGTTTTAGCAATGGAAGAACGAGAATAAGCATCAGCAGCCTTCTTCATTTCAAATTCTTTTACAAGGAAATTAACTTCCCTCTGAGAGGATTTCTTAAATTTATTATACCTATAATCAACTGCTTCAAATACTTTGTCATTTTCTTCTTCTTGTTTAACCCACCAAGTATTAAGAACCTCTTGAACTTCAGTAACATCTGCCACCACATCCTCCATTTTAAAATCAGGATGTTCAACATAGATGTTTTCCCTACCTTCAATATCACTATTGAGGGATTCCATACCTTGCTCAAAAGTAGTATCAGTAGAAACTTCAGGATCTGGGAAAGGTTGATCTCTACTCTTCTCATAAGAAGGTGTATCTAAATCTGCCTCTTGTTCTCCCTCAGTATCTTCTGCAATCTCCTTTTCAATCCTCTCCTGTTCCTTCTTTTCATCACTCTTACCTTCTTCAGATTCTTCAGGGGTAGTGATAGTTAGTTCAGGTTCTTCTGTTCTATCAATTTTCTGGGATTCTTTACAGTGAGAATACAAAACCCTTGCAGCATCCACTGCTTGAATAAAGGTTTCTGCCTCTTCTACTTGTTGACGAACAACCAATTCTTCCTCAGTGAAAGGAACATCAATAAAGTTTCCAATCTTATAATATA